TTCATCAATAGCCGCTGTTTGTAGAGTGCCTGTTGAATCGTAGTAAGTTGCTGTACTAGCACGACTTACAAATGTTGCTGACTCAGGGATTGGTGATGTTGGGAATGAGCCTTGCTCTAGTTGAGCGTGAGAAGCGTAGAAAGAACCTCCCTCTAAAACTGTTCCAGTTGCGTTACTTGCGTAAACTCGCACATCAGCCGTTGTATTTGCGCTACCATCTGTTAAAGCTGTTAGTGTTAATCTAACAACACCATTAGGCAGTATTTCTCTTGTTGCAGTCATTTCACTGGTATTAGATAAGTACAAGCTGTCATTAGAGTAGTCATAAACACACACACCGAAAACTATATTACCGCCAGTCGTAGATAATCGCATACAAACAGTATCTATTGAGTCTTTAGCGACATAGCACGACTGTGAAAATGAAGCGTTAGCAGGTAGGCCTGTTAAAACTTTTCTTAACCCTCCATAAGTACCATTGACAATTTTACTCATGGTATAACTACCATCAAAAGAAACTCTACTGTTAGGTAAAACTTCTTGTGCGTAATTAGTCCAAAAAGAATCCGTAAATGTATTGGGTGCGGTAATCAAATTAGTCCTAGCTTCTTCAACCAACAATCCTTCACATGCACCTGTTTCGGGGTTAAAAGTCAATCGTGGTTTGTTAGCTGATACAGGCGCTAAACGCCCTCTTGCATCATAGATATTAGCCGCACCGTTGCTGACTGTTAAGTCACCATCTGTAACCGCTTGCGTAACTGACTTGCTAACAAAGCTTTGCTCTGCACCATCGTAGATAATCGCTTCGTTACGTGCGAAATCGAATGACAGAGTTGGCTTTACGGTTGGTTCAAACGTGCGAATGTCTATCTCAGAAATTAAGTCTGCACTTGCTTGGATTGTATCTTTAGCTGTAACTGCAACGTCACGGATAGCTTCAATCTCAGCCTTAAATGTTTCTGGGTGCTGTGCTACTCGATAATTGCCTACTGTGTCGCTGAATAGAAACCAGCCAGCCGTAAGAGTTGCGCCACTTGCCACGTAAGTAAAGCCTGCTGGGCAATCAACTTCTGCAATATCTGTTTTAACTTCGCCAAGTGAATAGTTTATGCATAGACTCTCTGGTGCGGTAACTGTGCTTGTTGCTGTGCCACTTAGGTATAAAGCGTGTTGATCTATTAACGATTCCCACTTAACTGTTTTATCGACAATCAAGTTGGCTAATGAAATAGGCGATTGAGCAACAAAGCGAACAATACCGTAAGGCTGTGAACTTGCAGTCGTGCCTTTGTACTCTGTTTTTAAAACAAGCAACGTGTCATTCTGAACTGAGTCAACTTCATACGCTAAACCATCGGGTGCAAACAGAATATCACCTGCCGCTACTGCATTAACAATAAACAGAGTGCCAGCACCAGTGACGTTTTTACTGTTATTAGTAACGCTTATTGTTCCAGTTCTGTACCAGGGATTTGCCATTCTATTATTCCTTAATCAATGTCTGTAAAAATGCTTGGTAGGCTATTGTTGCTCTATTTGAATCACCACCTGTTGCCGAGTCTTTCAAGTAGGCACGATATAAAATGTAGTCAATAATTGATGTAACGTAAGTATCATCTAAGTGGCAATCGCCTGTTGTATCGGCATTGCTAGGCACAAAGCTGTAACTTATTTCAACAGAAGTGTTTATTGTTGGGTTTGGGTATAACCATACAAGCTTTGGGTTTAGCGCATCGTAGACATAGTGCTTAATATCGCCTGTTCCTGATTGTGTGTACCAGCCTGATACCGAGCTATCTAACGCTTCACGACCAATCATACTTACATCTTTACCGCTTGCCGTGTTGTAGTGCATGCCGAGCAAAACAATAGAATCGCTTGGCAAGTCCTGGTCTGGCTTGTTTGCAGTTAATCCTGTATAGCTGATTCGCTTAACAGAGGATTGTGGAACAAGCTTAACAATGACCTTGTAAGCATCATTTAGCCAACCTAGTAACTCATCTTCACTCCAATGGATGTTTGTTTCATCAATAAGTAGTAGCTCTGCTTTATCGAGAATGCTTTGTACTGTTGCCATAATGATTCCTTAAACAAATCTTGGTTGGTTTTTAGTAACGTTCTGTGCTGAACGTCTTGTTGCCATGTCGTATTTAGCCTGGCTTACAGCTTTCTCGAATAATTGAAAGTGAGTATTAGCACCTTGAGGGTCGAATTGATCGCCTGGAATCATCTTGCCACGATAAATTGCACCGCTAACAATGCCTTCACGGTAGTTATTGGCTAGGACTTCGTTTAATGAATCAACCTTGTACTTAGGGCGCATCCAGCATTCAAGCTCAACAACACCATCTTTCGTCACTTGGTTATCAAGCGTTACCGATTTAAAGTAGTGAGTAAACCCTGCTGCTGAACCATCTACACTGATAACACCTACAACTTCTTCATCTGCACTTGCTGATTCGGGGATAATAATATCCTGGCCTGCGGTTACACTTACAGAGATAGTTTCAACAATAACCCCTGTGCGCTCGGCAAACTCTTTAGCTGAATCAATTAATACACGCTCAATAGCTGGGTCACTCATGCCACTTAGGTGCGGTTTTACGTACGGCTGCAATTCATCAAGCGATACCATTACTCAATACCTTTAAAAGCCTTGAACTCTGCTTCTGTTGCTGGTAATAAGTCATCAGCTCTTAATAATGCTGGTGTAGCTTCAAATACAAAGCCTGTACGACCATTTTTTAGATATTGCTTACCATCGTCACCAAAAGGCAAGAACTCGCCTTCTACCACATCAGATTCAGCAGGCAGGTTAGTTTTAAGGCTTTCTAGCATTGTGCTTAACTTATCTCTTGTGTCACGCTTAGAAAACTGTGCGCCAAGCTCGGTTAGTTCTTCAATAATTTGGTCTTTCGTCATGTTTGACATTTCTCTACTCCGTTATAAGTAACTTACCAAACCCCACCCATACAGATGGGGTTCAGAAAATCACCTAATTAAAATCAGGCTTTTTTAGCGTGAAGGTCTAGTAACGCATCAGGCTGCACTACTTGATAACCGTACACAGATAAACCACTGTAAGCAGTAGAGAATGAACCCTCTAACTCCATTTTGCGGTTCTTCTCGAACTGAGTAGCAAACGAGATTGCTTCCTTAGTTCCAGCTAAACAGTGATACTCGTCAGAGCCAACACCATCAGCAGTCAAGTTGTTTGACATATAGATTGTGAAACGGTCAATCATTCCTAAACGACCATTACGCAACATAGACGTACCATCACCAGTGATAGATGCATCTTTTAAGTCAGACTTCTTAATCATTCCAGCCATCCACGCAGGGATAACTAAGAAACGACCTTCTGCTGAGATATTCTTCTCATCAAGCGCAACACCAGCATCAACAATGTAATCAACAACATTGTCTTTAGTTACTGGCACTGTTACTGCGTCAATAGTAGAACCCGCAGAAGCGTAAACCGTACCGAATACATCAGCTTCGATTGCGATTTTAGTGTTAGTTGCTGCGTTTGATGTCGCTTCATTAACAAACTGCTTAATGTCACGTTGAACTGAATCAATATCATCATCTTTGAACGCATACGCTTTAGCTTTGTCGATAAGTAATTCAACCTTATCTTCACCAAGCTCACCGTAAGTGATTGTGCCATCGTAGTCTGTTACTGCGATGTCAGGTGATTTACGAATCTGAACCTTAGAGCCTTGCCCTTTGATTTCACCTTCGTAGTCGTTATTAGTAATGTCATGTAGACACGTTGACTTGTAGAAGTTTACAAGTAGTTTTTTGCCCCACACTTCTGGAATGTAGTTAGACTGTGGTGCTACTGCAAATGCTGGCATAATAAATTTCCTTTATATTTATGCTGTGCGCCCGCTCGTCATCCAATCATCAATCTCAGACTCGTATTTCTCGAACTCTTTGAGTGACATATTGGCGATTTGCTGTGGCGTATAATTAGGCTTAGAGTTGGGTGTTTGTCCTTGTGAACGGACATTAGGTGTAGCAAGCTTCTTAGCTTCCTCTACCTTGTTCGGAGTAGCAGGTTTAGCGGTTTCCTGTTTGTACTTTGTTAGAACGTAATTAACTTGCTCTGGCGTACCAGCCGAGTTAGGCGCTCCATCACCAAATAGGTATTTGCTAAAGAAAGGAGGTTGAGAGAGTAACCAGCTCTTTAAGGCATCAGAACCAGCCAATTCAAAGGCATCAGGGTGAACACTAACAATCGCATTTTCATACGCTTGTGATGCTTCCTGTGCTTCTTGCTGTGCTGTTTTCTGTTGTACTTGATGAGTGGTTTGCTCGATATTGCCAACTTGGTTCTGAATCTGCCGAATCGCTGTAACAAGCGGGGCGAAATCTTCAAACTCTTTAGCAACCTCGTCTAATTTGTCTAAGGCACTTGCATCATCAATAGCGTTGTCAGGTTGTTTGGCAGTGCTGGCTTCTAAGGTATTAACCTTTTCAGTGAGTTCTGCGTTAATTCTCCGCAAATCTGCGGCTTCCTGTGTTGCTTGAGTCATTCTGCGTTGTGCGTTAGCCAACCTTTCTTCTACTACTTCTAGCTCAGATTTAGGCTGATCTACGTCAGTCTTGGATTGAGCTTCTTCGTTCTGCGGCTCATATTCTTCTTTAGGTGCTACATCGTCTGTAAGCGTGTCCTCAATCACTTCTACTGGCTGGCCTTGCTCAGTTTCAGTTTCTTTTGGGGCTTCTTCTTTTGTCAGCATTGCTTCTAAAGCTTCATCTGCTTCCGCTTCTAAACGGCTAATATCCATCTTCATTGCATTTCTCCTTGTGGGGCTATGCCTAGCGTGTCCACTGTCTATACTTTTGCAGGGGCGTTATTGCGTGTCCTGCGGTTAAAAAGCAAAAAACCCCAATTAAGGGGCTTTCTACAGGCACAAAAAAACCAGTTCTAAGACTGGCTTCTGTGATTTCTTTCTAAATCCTCTCGTAACTTGAGAATGGATTGAATTGTTCGTATATCACCTTGCAAGCGGTATATCTCGCTCGGTTCTGTTATCGTGCTAATTTGGTGGTGCTTGCTGTGCAACTCTTGGGTCAATGTTTCCACCATTCCCACCCATTGCTTGCTGCTGGTGAGCTGCATTAGCTGCGTCTTGTTGCTGTTGTCTAGCTTCAATTTCTTGCTCCGAGTAAAGAATGTCAGGATTAATCTCTAGTGCGTTAGCCACTTCTTTAAGTAGCTTTTGGCGTTCAACTAACTGTGAATCGACTGGATTAGCTGTTAATTGCATAAATTGCATTAACTTCTCGGACTTAACCTCTTTAGCCATTAACGCAGTAGAGCCTTGAGCAATTACCTTTGCATCACCTTTAATATCGGTACGGTCTGACCATTTCATGTTGTGGTCGTAATAACTTTGTATCAACGGTGTAATGCAATAGTCATCAATGTTCTTGATAGTAGATTTAAGCGCAACATTAGCCGCACCCATTAACATAGACATACCACTAGCAGTCTTAGTCATGCCACCCTGTGCTTGTCCGTGTGAGTAAGAAGGCATTGAGGTTTCTTCATCTGTGTACTTACGGAATTCAGCCATTAAAGACATAAAGCTTGATGAGTTATCTGGCACTTTGTGAAATCTAAGCAATGGGTCTGACTGATTACCACCGCTACGCAACTTAACGTCATTAGGTTTAATACCATCTGCACTTTCGCCAACTCGCAGCAAATCTGTGTTGATTTCTGTAATGACACCCGATGAATAAGCCATGTTCTGCTCAATCGCTCTTGCAGCACCGTTCATCATCTTCTGACTGTTTACCATCATGCGAGGAATACCTGTTCCCCAAAATGAATGGATATTGAACTCATAAGGCACAATCTGGTAAGGAATTCGTGTAGGCAATAAAGGGTTAAGCATGGCTTTAATCACTTGACCGTTACAAATCCATACGTTTGCTTGATACTCTTTAGTTAAATCCTCAACTTCTACGTTAGCCATTTGTAGCTTTTCGCCACTGATTGCACCCCAAAACTCTAAAACGTCATAACGATTCTTCATGTTCTGCGAGGTATTAACACCACCAATACTTCTACGCTCAATCTCATGCGATTCTTCTACGTAGTTACCATTTGGGCTAGTTGTTAGAATGTTGCGAATCTTGTCACCATCAAAACCTTCTAGCATTGCCAGCTTGTTTAAATCGGTGTGTGTCATCTTGTGGCGGTCAAACAAGTGGGTTAGTTCATCCATTGAATTAGCAAATGGGTCAGGGTAAATATCAAAGATAGAACGATGCTCAATATCGGGGAAAACTTCTTCAATCGTGTTTAGTGACCACTCGCCACCATTGTCCTGCCATTTCTGTGAACCACGAACATTGATAGTCGCACCTTTCACGCAACCATCACCCAGTACACACATTTCAGCAATCATGCGCTTTAGCTTACGTTCTGCACTACACTCTTTTAATTGATCTTGAATAAGCTCATTCATCTTATCCATTCTGTCTTGTGCATCTGTAATCGCTTCTGAGCGCAACTCATCACCACGCTTCATCACTAATTCATCTAAATCAATAGTATTAGGGTCAAGCTGACCTTGTTGCATTAGCGCTGTGATTTCTGCTTTAGCTTTCTCTAACGCAAGCTTAAAGTCTTTAGTGTCAGGAATAGGCGTAGGCTCACATAATCCGAATGGCTGACCTGGTTGAAATAGTAAGTCAATGATACGACCATAAGCCGCCACTGTTTTCATTCGAGTCGCAGAAAAGAAAACGTCTGCATTCTGTGAGTTCTCAGCAATAACCGATTGGTCAGCACTTGTGTACTGAGAATTGAAATAGCGCAAATCATCAAGCCACTGCTGTTCTTTATCGGTACGGGCATCTTTAGCTTCTTGAAATAATCCCTGCAAGTAAGAACCAAGCCCATCCATAGAAATAGTTGGCTTTTCTTCTTCCTGCGGCTTTGGTTCGCTAAAATCTGCTTGAAGTAGACTCATTACTTACTATCCTTTCCATTTGGGCATTCTTCGTACCATTTCTTGCATAATCGCATAACTAATTACTCTGTCATCTTTAGCGCCACTTCTAGCGTTGTATGAACCGTTATCTTCTATAATGTATTCACGCATTTCTTTTACGTGTTCTGTTGAAGCCAGGCCACTCTCCCTATCTCTAAGCATTGCTTGAAGATGGTCAATAATCATGGGCTTTGATTTCGCAGTAGTCAGCCAACCAAACCTAATTGATTGATCGCCTTCTGCCATGTTTTCTAAATTTTCTTGTGCGTAGAGCTTTGTGTAACCTAAGTCACGCAATCTTGTTAATGTGGTTAATCCGTGATTGTTTCGCTCTACACCAGTAAATGCTTGGTTGTAGTAATCGGCTATCTGCTTAATTAAGTCGCCTGCCAAGTCAGGTGCAATGTGTCCATGCCAGTGAGCAACTTGATTGCCTTTCTCATCACCTACATCAATCGAGGTGTAATCCCCTTTTGCTAAACCTTCGGCAATATCCGCACCAATAGCATATAAAGTTCCTGGTTTTGGCTTTTCCCATACTCTAAACAACCCATCATCACGGCTTAATATCCCGCTTGAGGTCATATCACCAACTAACTCAGGACTAAAGCAATCTTCTTCTGCTTGATTAAGCCAGTTCGTATCAAACGCACCACGACCAGAATATAAAAAAGCTTCTTCTACGGTAAATGGGTATTCCTGCTTGAAACTATCAACGCCCTTTAGTTCGTAAATCTTTTCTCTACGCCAATTTATCTGCTCATCATCTAGCGAATAAAGGCTTTTAAGTTGAGCTTCTTCATCAGCAAGCTTGAAACCTGGCGGTAAAGCCTTTCGGTATTCTTGCTGCCAATACCAGGGAATAAAGATAAGCTCATACTCACCTTTACCCTCTTTTGCATCCATTACATAATCGTAATAAACTCCACCAACACCGTTTGCTGTTGACTCTAAGATAATCTCGGTATCGTCTTGGTCAGGTATTGCTTGGAGCAATCCTTTTAAGTGTTCTTCTGCGTTAGGCCAAAATGCGACCTCAGAGCCATGCAAAAACTGAATAGTCGAACCTCGACCAACTGCCTTGTTTCCAGCAGTACCAACCTTAAAACCACTATCTATCTTGTCAAAGTGCAATGCGTTTGCTGCATCTTTGCCAGTATCAGGCTTTAAAGGCGTTCCATTGATAGTTGCCGTGTTGAGTTCGTGATAACGCTTAGTCATCGTGAAAAGGTTTGTTGTCGCTTCTGACTCATGCGTTAAGATAAAGGCTTGCTTACCTCTATTCATTGTTGTGCGCCAATAAAATCGGCCTTCTGTGTAAGTAGACATTCCTTGCTGCCTACCTTTCAGAACAACAACTCGCACCTTGCCAGTACGCTCTCTCATATCCTCAATCTTGTCATGCAAATAGATTTGAGAATCATTTAGTATGAATGGCTTAATCTCACCAGACTTGGCACGAATCTTTAGTACACTCTCGGCATAAAGTTTATAGTCATTCTTTAGACGCTTTCCTAGCGCAACTGCTGCACTATCCATCAGCCAATTAAGTCTAATAAGTCGCTGTGTGAATTGACGTTATTCTGAATGTTCACTTGCGTATCTGGTGACTTGCCTAAACGTGCTTCTCTATGCTTAACCAAAGTATCCATAATGGCTTTGGCATGATTAGGATTATCAATCCCATCTAGCATATCCATTGCTTTATCTTCAACAATCGCCATACGATCATTTGACCTTGATTCAAACTCCGCTAATACATCAATAGCCATCTCAAAGTTACCAGAGTCAGTGTTGGTAACTTTTGGTAACTTGGTAACTTCTGCATCATAAGCAACCTTCGCTTTAACCAACCTATCTATTGATTCAGCATCAGCTTTAACCCACGATTCAGCCTTAACTTTCTTTTGTACGGCTACATGGCTAACACCATACATTTCAGCTAACTCTCTATTGGTATACTTGCCTGTTGCATAGTGCGCTTTCACTTCGCTCCACTGTTCTTGAGTAAGCCTAGCCATCACACCAACCCTAGTAACGTGCCAACACCAACTGCTGACAAACTTACAACGATTAACGCTGTTGCGATTATTGTTAAGCCGCTAATGTGATACTCACCCTCTACTATGTAATCAGCATCTTCTTCAAGAGCTGCATCTATGCGCTGTCTAATATCTTCAAAGCACTCAAGTTGTTCGTCTTTACTAAGATTTCTAGTCAACATGAATGCTGCGATAATATCTCTGCTGTCGGCATACTTCATATTTAGCATGTACTCGCTAACAATTAATGCCGCATCTTTTGCTTCGGTATCAATATCGTGTTCAGTCATATCACAGCCTTGCATGTAGAGTTGAAAATAAAAAGGCCAGCACCGCAGTACCTAACCTTATGTGAATTTAGTTATGCGCCTACCACCTAACCTACGCACTTGTCTATCCGCTTTAGATAAACCCGACTACCACCTAAATGCGTTTAGCGTAATCCCTCTGGGCTTGTTACCGAGAACTCCCGACAACCGCATACCCTTACGAGCCAGTTTGATACGCTACACCGTATAAAAGTGAATCTATACGCTATACCGAATATTTGTCACAAATAGTTATATGTTTTTGTGACAGAATTTAATCTTTAAAATCGCCACTCTCGTCTGCAATTACATCAAACAAACCTAATAGCGCTTCTTGAATTATCGCCAATTCTGCAAGTAAATCTTCTTCGCTCATACATTCACTTACTTTTAAGCCAAGAATGTAGCCAATATAATCACCCAATTCATCGCATGGGTTTTCTATCAAATACCCGCCAACAATATCGGTCATTTCTTTGGCGTCTTCTTTGCTAATAGGCATACTATTCTTCATCTACAGAATTTAGGATAAAGTTTTGCAGAACGATTAGCTCGTCACCAAGCTTATCTTCAGCTAAGAAGCAAGCGTTTAACAAGTCAATGATTAAAGCTTCTAGCTGCTCTGGGTGATTTTCAATGAATTCTTTAGCCATTTCAATACTTAGCTTTTCTTGTAGTGCTTCTACCGTAATCGTCATTTTTTTATTCCTTTTAATTCAAGCTTATTGTTAACTCAGCCAGCACTGAGAGATAAATCACCACCTTACGCAGTTATTAATCATTCTTTATAGACTTGATAGCCTGTGTTAGTTCGCTTAACTGTCTGTTCGTATCTGTCTGTGAAGTGCTTTTGTAAACTACCGTACTCAGTAGCGCTACAATGACTGGCGTGATAATCAACCACATAACACGCTTAAATACTTTGTCGTGATCGTCTATTCTTGTATGCGCTCTTTCTGCTGTATTTTGAACATCACGAATCTGCGAGGTAAAGCG